ATTTGTTTATACGATAGCGCCGCCGGAACATCCAACCTCCAAAAAAATACCTCCAATTCTAGCATTTTTGGGAGATAAAAGAGAGGTTAATTAAAAATCAACAATTTAATTTCTAAAATACAATATTGCTCTTTTGATGCCTTCTTCAAGAGTTATTTTGGGTGTATAAAAAGACAACATTTTTGTAGGGTCGCATACGCGGTATTGAACTCCTTCTGGTGCTCCAATTATTCTTTCAAACTCAGGAGAATAACCACATTCAGTTGTTACCAAAGTTGCTAAATCGTTAAATGAAGTAGCTCGCCCAAGTCCTAAATTCACTGGACCCTGTATGTCTTGTCGTACAGCTTCTAGTGTTGCCGCAACAACATCTTCCATGTGCATGAAGTCTCTAACCTGATTTCCTGAACCCCAAATTTTAAATGGGTTTGCTTTTTCAATACCACGTTTAATGAATGATGGAAAAGGATAATCAAGAGACTGGTCTTCGCCATATCCAGAAAACGGACGAAATATATGAACTTTTAATCCTTCTTTTTCTGCGTAACTTGCAAGCATTTCTCCGGTGAGTTTTGCCCAACCGTATGTATAGTCGGGGGATTGAATGTTTTTTAAGTCAATATCTGATTCGGTTAGATGATGAGTAGAACCATAATCTTGCAACCTAATTGGATAAGCAGCCGAAGAAGAATAATAAATAATTCTTCCTGGTTTTGTTCTTAGCGCCCACTGAAATAATTCCGAATCAATTGCGAGGTCTACTGCGACAGATAATGGCTCACCTTCTATTGTTGCCCTTCCCCCAACTATTGCAGCGAGATGAACTACTAAATCAAAATATGTGTTGTCATTTGCAAAAAAATATCTAGCGTCTTGCCACTTAGATGTTTCATTCTTAATATCGATACCGACAATTTCATGACCATCTAATGCTTTCTTAAAATAACTACCAACAAACCCGGCATCACCAGTAATTAAAATTTTCATTTGCATCCCCAAATCCCATATTTATATGGCTCGCCAAATACTGTTGTGTCTAAATATAGAAAAATATTTGGTATCCACCCTGACTGGCTAAACAAGTCTTCAACACCATGTCTATCCCAAGACCAGTAATGTTCTGTGTTGTTGTCTTCCCAGTTCTCTATTGGTGTAGAAAGAACTAAGTATTTAGATTTGTCTCGTATAAGTTTCAAAGTTTGTAACGGGTCTTCTACATGCTCAAGAGATTCTGAACATACATAAACATCAACCGTTGGGATACTGGCGATTGTTTTATCGATTGGTCCAACCAATGGATATGTTGGTGCGTAGTCTCCAAGAAAAACATTCTGCATACCCATTGTTTTAACTATGTCTCCATTGCCACAACTTAAGTCCGCAATACTTTTGGCGTCCATTATCGCAATAGCATCTTTAACAATATTTTTTGTCACCTCAACACGCACATGATGTCCTCGACCATAAATACGGTGGTCGTGTGGTTTTGCATAAATTTGAGCCAATAATTCTTCAGTATGAAATTCGCGCAATTGCTTAATCATCTATAAACCGTCATATCATGACCACGAGTCTCAATGGCCCCAACAGCTTCAGGAAAATGTTTTGCAAGACAATCTTCGCGTACATATGTTGGGATTTTTAAATAATGAAGTGCATCATGATGAAAGCATGGGTCATCTGACATGTTTTTATCCATATCCCATCTCCATCGAATACCGGAGAATACTTCTCTTGCAATAAATATTGCAGCCGCAGATGCCATGGCGTTCATTACTGGGAATGGGTATTTATCAACCATGGGCCCACGCAGTCCGTATGTAGTGATATATGGAGCGCACAGGGGATGGTTCATTTCTAACATTTTAGGCAAAATGTCGTCTGGCGGCATTGTGTCTGCAGCAAGAAATAACATATGTGTACATGCAGGGTTTGACATTGCAAAATCATTAACTAAATTTTGCCCTACTGTAATATGGCGAATTCTATTTTTAGTATTTACCTCAGTACGTCCGTCATCAAGCGAGTATGTCCAGAAGGTACCACCAATTTCTTCTAGTCTACTTATGAAGGGTTTAAATGGCTCCAAACCCCTAGCATCTACTTGAATCGCCGCAAAATATTGAACGTTGACCCAGTTGCCAAAACGTTGATAATTTTCTTTTACTTTTTCTGCATTCTTCATCCACGAAGCCCAATGGTCCTCATTGTCCATCACAAATGCATGTACTGTCGTTCCAACTGTAATCATATTTTCTCCAACATATGTCTAAGGGTTGCGTCCCAATCGTAGCCTCTTTTTTCTATTGTAAAATTTTGTAAATTTTCATAATTTACTTCTATTTCATCTTTTCTATTAGAAGTATTTAATAACTCATCTAAATGGTAAATCCATTCATCTGCCGTGCTAGCTACTCTTCCAATGCCACTTGCTGCTAATGTGGCATATTCGGCAATATTGGTCGCAACAAAAGGTATTCCAGCAGCCGCATACTCCAGTCCTTTAATATATGATTTTGCATGATTAAAAGGGATATCTCTCAAAGGGGCTATACCTATATCTATATTCCTAAAAAGAGATGGATATTTAGATATGGGTACTAAGGGCTTCGGTTGCGCAACATATTCATGAGGAATTCCAAGTTGAAGATTGGCAGCAATTGCATCTTCTTGATGTCCGGAATGCGTAAACCATAATTTACGCTCTTTTATATATTGGCCAATAAACCCAGATAATTCTTGCAAATCTCTTGACCTATAATTTGTTGCTCCAACCCATCCAATATTTAGATGTTTATTCTTTTTGAATTTATTTCTTTTCCATCTTGGTAAGTCAATACCATTTAGGACCATATACACGTTATTTCTTTTACTTGCATAATAATTAAATAAGTATGGAGTTGAAGTTATGACGGCATCGGCTGCCATAATTATTTGAGCATAAATTTCTCGGTTATAATCAGGATGAAATTCTTTGCTTGTTAAATAATATGCTTTATTAGCTTTATCTAATTCATCGTGAGCGTCGTCAATGTCTACGACAATTTTTTGGCCTAATGCTTGAGCTTTAGGTATGCCTTCCAAAACCTCTCTATGCATTAGCAATTTAAATACGATAATATCCCAGCCGTGTATTGCATCTCCATTGGAGAGCATTAAACCAAAACCATTAGTTTCATTAAATCCGGGAAACCCAACAGTGGATGTCCAGCCATGTTTCTTTAATTCATCCGATGGTAATTTGCACCTATACCAAGCGCACCCGCTTGGTTCAATTGGGTTAATGCCCAAAGACCAATCATGAGTTAAGAAAGCCACTGAAGGTTTTTTTGACATAAGTTCACTCTAATCGATTCTTTATGTTGTGATAAACTTTGAACAGGACCGAATACGTCCAGGAGGAAAAATGAGCGTAGCATTCATCAAACAAGTAGTTGAGCAGGCAGCAAAAACATTCGTGACCGCATATCTCGGTGCATGGGTGGCAGCGGGTTCAAGCTTTGATGCCTTGACCGACACAGGAAACCTTAAAATTGGTGTTACTGCAGTAGCGGCATCAATTGCTATGAGCATGGGTCTAAAGAAGGTTGGCTCAAATAAGGACTCTGTTTCAGTACTTTAATCTGAAACTGTCCGTAGGGACAGGGGTTCCTAATCTACAATCTTTTAGGTCTTTGATTAGGAGAGCGCGTCCGTGATTGCTGGTGTCTATAACATAACGATAGAGCAGGGCTCTACTTTTGGACGTCTTATTGCCATCGAACAACCAGACCTAGCCACAGACCCCACAGGTCAAACTTTTGAAAATTTTGATTTGTCAGGTTTTACTGCTCGGATGCATATTCGCAGAACTATTGACACTGCAACTCCAATGATTACCTTGACTACTGAGAACGGTCGAATAGCAATTAATCCCAACATTGCTGGGGCACCCACTAAAAATAACGAGATTTCTTTAATGATTACCGCCGACGATACGGCAACTATCACAACTAGTGGGGTTTATGACCTGGAAATTGTAAGTGCTGGTGGAACAGTCTCGAAAGTTATTCGCGGCGATGTTACTTTGATACCTGAGGTAACTAGATGAGCAACGTACCTAATCAGGTTTACATTAACCAAGACACCGCTAATCAAGTAATTGTCAATCAAGATTCCCCAAACCTTGTAACCGTTAGAGCAAATTCTGGCGCAGCCAATACTCGCCGTCATGAACATGTTCAAGGGCAAGCTTCGACTACTTGGGTAATTACCCATACGTTAGGCGGAAAACCCTCAGTAACGATTGTCGATTCTGCGGATACACACGTTGTTGGTGATGTAATATATAACAGCACGACTCAAATCACGGTTAATTTTTCAGCGGCGTTTTCGGGTAAGGCTTATCTCACATAAGGAAGTAAAATGGCACAAAAATTTCTTACAAATATAAACCTTAATCAGAACCAACTGATTAACGCCACCTTTGAAAAACTTGCCACCAACCCAGCGGATGGCAACTTTGAAGGTCGGATGTACTTCAATACTGCAACCGACACTATTTTCATCTATACGGGTTCAGCGTGGAAATCTATCCCACACACCATTGTTTCTGGTGGCGGCGCAGGAATTGAAGAAGCGCTTACTGTCTCAGAGTCAAATGGCACGATTACTCTTACCTTAAATGTTGCCGATACAGATAGTGCTGGTTTGTTGCCAGCATCCTTCTGGCAAATGCTCAATGATGCCACTTCTGATGCAACTGCTTCCAAACTTGTAAAACGTGACGGTAACGGCAATGCAAAAGTTGCCACACCAACAGATGCCGCACACATTGCTACTAAGGGTTATGTTGATGCTGCTCGCCAAGGTCTTGATGTTAAGCAGTCTGTTCGCGCAGCAACTACTGCTTCAGTTAACCTTGCTACCGACCTTGAGGCTGGTGACCTTCTTGATGGCGTCACTCTTGCTGCTGGCAACAGAGT